CTGCCTCGATCTCGGAAAGCACTCGCTGCGCATCGCCGGCTTCATTGTCGTGGGTACGGCCTTCACGACCTTCGGCAACGCCGAGTTCGAAATACCGGTGGAGCAGTTCGGCAATATTACTCTGCATTGTGTTCGCCTCCTGTGCTGGCGAGGGCGGACTCGCCCAACTCTGGCGCAATGGCGAGGATGACTTCGACCGACGCGTCGTTCAGTTTGCAAACGTCGTCGTGGTCGTAGTTCGACGGGTTGATTTCCCAGAGGGTGTCGTGTGAAAAGCGCAGCAGATCGCGCAGCCGCTTCACCTCGGCCTCTGCTGCCTCGGCGCGGGTTTCAAGCTTCCGGTTCAACCCCTGATTTTTGAGATGGAGTTTGCGTTCGCGTTCAAAAGCAGCATTGGCTCCTCGGAGTCTTTTTTCTGCGGTGGCTGCACGTTTCAAAAGGCCCTCGTTTTTGGCCTGCAAGCTTTCGAGGGTGGAGAGGAGCCGTGAAATCTCGGTGACAAGCTCGACGTTCGTAAGCGTGGCAACGTCTCTGCCCTCAAGTGGCTTCTTGATCTCTTCCAATGCGGTCATGGCGTTTCCTCGCGATAGAACGTGACGGGCCGGTAGACGACGGCCTTTTTGGGCTTTTCGATCTTTGGAAAGCCGGGTGACTTGATCGTCTGCTTCGGGCGGGTGATGCCAAGATGCTTTTTGCGGATAGCCGCGACCTTGGCCTTCTCGGCCACGTCCTGCGCCGTCTTGGCGACGTGACATTTTCGGTGGGCGGGCTTGAGATTGCTTTCTCTGTTCTCGCCGCCGTTGATCAGCGCCTTGACGTGATCCAAATCCCATTTCTGGCCAACCTGGATTTCACACTGGCAGAGATGGCAAATACGCTTGTCGCGGGACATGATCCTGTCGCGGACACTTCCGGGCGCGCGGTGATCGTCAGATTTACCAATCCATTCCTCAACTGTCCGGGCCATTAGTTGCCCTCCTGTGCGAACAGGTCGCCGGATGCCTTGTCCTCGACAAAGAGACGGCACGGCATATTGCGAACGCCGTCGCGCGGGATCAGCATGTGAAGAATGCTGTCCGGCTTGTTGCACTCCTGATAGTTCAGCATGAGATGAGCGGTCCAGATCGGGCAGTCTTGGTTCTTGTCGTGGACGCAGCGAGAGCAATAACGCTCCTGATAGTCGGCGCCCTCAGTACCGTTTGAGAAATATCCCATCACCTCTTCCCTCCCAGCGCGCGCGTCATCATGTCCCGCTTGCGGCGCTCCAGATCGCGGACACGTCCTGTCTTGCTGCGGGATTGCTTTGCCTGTCGGATCTCGGCGTCGATCTCGGTTTGCCAGTTGTATTCCCGGGCAAGGTTCCGTCTCGACTTCCAAGCGAGCCAGTGGTGGATGGCGCGGCGAATGAGGCGGTTCATGACTTCACCCCGACGACCAAGAGAGCCACGATGGCGACAATGCCTCGCGTGATGATGCTCAGCAGGATAGCTGTGCCGGTGAACGTCCAGAACGAATAGAAGATGATGTTGAACAGCTCAGCCATCGACGCCTCCCAGATCAGAAATCTTGCAGTCCAGAACCTCGGCGTAATACTCGACAGCCGATTCCAGACTGGTGTTGCCCTTCGCAATCGCACGCAGCGACATGCTGATAGCCTTCGCCTTGTCGAGACCGGTGGCAGACAGCTTTTTCATCTCGCCTTCGGACCATCCCTTTTCGACTTCCTTCCAAGCCTCGGCAGGTGCCGTCGCAGCCATCGGCAGCATTTCAGCGGCAAACCGGATCAGGATATCGCGCTCTGGATCGGTCGAGGCCGGAGCATCGGAGGCGGGGACATCACCCGCTCCGGCCTCATCTACTGGCGTCATGCCAGCGTTATCCGACGACGGGGCATGGAGTTCATCGTCGGAATTGGTGTTGTCGGGCTTCGGTTCTTTGAACGTCACGTTGTTCTCGGCGCCGAAAGCGTAAATCAGCTCGATCATGTCGCTCATCTCATCAATGGTCATGGTTGACGTGTGGATGCCGAGCGGCACGACGGTTCCGGGGTCGATGCCGGGCACGACCGATGCTTTCCGCAGAGACGCGGTGAACATATTTTTCCAATCCTCGACCTTCAGTTTCTGGCCGTACCAGACGACCTGATCGGAGACTTCGCCCAGCATCGCATGCATCTTGGCGTTCTGCTCATGGCTACGGGTGCTCTTGCGAAACTCGACAATGGTGCCGTCAGAGACGCCACGGGCCCAGCGCACGACCTTTTCCCGGTCGGCAGGGGTGTTGATTATTACAGCCTCGCGCGTGCTCATGCGGCCTCCTGCTCATACAGCTGGCGCAGCGCGCCAACCTTCGTGCTCACTTCAGTATCGAGGAAGATGGAAACCTCGTTCTCCAGCTCGACAATAAGCTTGTCGTCTCGCTCAATGCGCTTCACGAACAGCTGCATGCTCTCTGGCAAGCGAGGATCGTATGAGACGAAATCGCACCACTTCCTGCCGGTGCACGCCATCTGCCACATCATCTGCGTGATGTACTTCGCCGGGATTTCCTGCTTGATCAGCGTGTCGATATGGGTGGCCGTGTTCGGGCATTTGATCTCGACAAGCCCGCTTTCGCCCACAAGGCCATCAGGAGAGGCGCCAGCGTCCGCGATAGACGGATGGGCCACGAATGCGATCTGCTCAACAGTGACGTCCTGCATGAACTCGTAAGCCATGCGTGCGCTCGGTTCCTGATCGGTTCCCCACTGCATCGCGGCATTGGTGAAGCCTTCAGCCGCAACGCCTGTCAGCCGTTCCGCTATCAGTTCCGCGGCATAGTTGAAGCGCGATGCGCCCCAACCCGTTTTCGTTTTGGCGATCACATCAGCAACGCGAGATGCCGTCACCTTGCCGCATCGCAGAGCCTTCCATTCGTCTGAACCTTGAATGATCTCATCCATTGGCGGCGACCTTCCGCTTCTTGGTTTCGAGCATGCTGATCGCCCGACGGAATTTGATTGCCGGCATTTCCGCAATGCTGTCGATCTGGAGCACTTCACAGAACTTGGCGGTGTCCGAGCCTGTTTCTTCCAGCATTGTCAGGATTATTTCGCGCTCGGCCTCGGTAATCGCGCCGGTGTCGTTTGCCTTCGCGCCGTCGTCGTCAGCAGCGGCAGCCAAGCCGAGTGCAGCCTTGAGGGTGTACCGCTGGAGATATGTCACGGTCGAGCCAATAGCCTGGATGCTGTTCTTGTTGCCGCTGTCATCCTTGGGCGCCATCAGCGTATTTTCCTCGCTGTGACCCATCCTGTGGGAAATGATGCAGGTGACGGTAATCGGCTGGTTTGGCTCGGACTCTGTACGGAACCGCACAGAAAGACCGTTGGAAGAAAGGACCGGCCCAATCTGGGACATGATAGTCGCCAGATCCTCGTACTGGTAATTGGTGCGACCCTTTGCCGACGTGAAGTCAACCTTCTTCGTCTTGACGATGGCAGGCATATTCGCCTTTGCGGCCGCCATGGCTTCATCAAAGGCCTTGCGGGCCTGATTGGCTTCCCAGCGCTCCTGCAGGTTCATCAGCTGCGTGAGCGTCTCGACGCTGGCATTCTGCGATACAGCGCGATCGAGCATCTCCATCGGCGTCATCACGGCGCGTGACTGGCTTGCCGACTGGATATCGGATGGGGTTTGAACCTCGATAGCATTTCCCATTTTTCTTGCCTCCATGGCCTTGCGTGCATTTTCAACGATGTTGACGGACTCGTCGCCGATCCACCTCTCCGGTCCCGGCCGATCGATTATTTCGCCCACGCCACATTCTCCTGCTGGATAAGCGCCATGCGCTGATATTTCGGCAAGCCGACGAAGGCCCAGGACGCGGAGACGCTGCAAATTGTGAGCATCACGGCGATGACGGCGAAGAACTGGCGGTTGAAAGACTTTGAAGACGCTTCCGACCTCCGAAAAAGATTGCGGAGTTCGATGTAAATCTCGGTCGGGTCATCCGCTTCTTGTGTGTTGGTGGTGGAGAAAGCGGAGGGCATCACGATCTCCCCTCGGCGCGGGCGATGGCGTTCTCGACGCCAACTAGCCTATCCATCAGAACAGACCAGTTGGTGTTTCCGATAACCGCCCTGATATCTTGCTCGAACGCCTTCAATCCTGCGACTTCGGAGGCCAATTTTCCACCGTGTTCCAGCAGATCAGGGGCGGCGGCGATCAGGAGGGCGTTGGCCTCACATACTTCGAACGTATTATCAGCCGTTTCGAGATAGGCTATCCGCTGGTCCTGATCCGCCGTTCGGATGCATGCCGCAGATCGACCGCTTATCGCCCAAGGCCCGGCCGTATGCTTCACTGTATCTGCCATCACGCACCAGCCTTTCGGGCGGCTGTCATCGCACGCGTTTCGAACATCGGGTGATTTAGACGTGGGTAGAAATTTCGCTGCCAGTCAGCACTATTGATCGGGTCGAACTCGATCTGCGCGCGGCAGTCATCGCAGTACCAAGAGAGGGAGCCGTGATTGTACCAATTCGCCGGTGCGCATTGGCAACGCGTACGGTTGCAGCTTCCACCCTCTTGGCCCTTGTCGGCCTTATCTGGGCCGTCGTAATCGCCGTATGCCATTTCCTGCCCCTTATCTGTTACTCTGACAAAGCCGGTGGGTTGGTGGTCAAAACTCGTAAGACGCGACTTCGTAAACCGTGCGTTTCATGCGCGAGTAGTCGACACCGCCTGTTTCGAGGATGTGTTTCAGGTGACGGATTTTGGACTTGAGCCAAGCTTCCTTGCCATCGTCGCTTGAATAGTGTTCGCTGGAAGCGACAGTCTCGGTGTAGCGATCCTTGCTTCGACAGATTTCGAGCCTGATGAGATCAACGTGGCCGCTGTATTCGAAGAATACGCAATACTCGGTCTCGGCGTTGACGACGTAGGCCAGATATCCAATCTCAGCCATCAACTTTGCCCGGCGATTCTTTTCAGCGGGCGATGCTTTTTCGGTGTAGTAGCTCATTATCTTATCCCGCTGTGCTGTGGTTATTTGGTGGGGGACGGGGAGAACCAGACACCAACAATCTGGTGCTGGCAGAACTCGGCAAGGCAGACATCACCCGCCCAGACGCGGACGTATGGAATGTCGGCGTGCATGCCGGATTTCGTGCAGGCTTCAATCCTTGTCACCCCAGAGCGACAAACGGCATACGAGGCCTGCGAATCCGGTATCGTATCGATGAGGATTTCTTTGATTTCCTGATTTACGGGGTGTTCGCCCATGTTCCCTATCCCTTGTCTGAAGCCCTATGCGGGGCGGCTATTCGGCGGCTGCGAGGAGCTTTTCGCGGTAGGCGTCTGGAAGCGAACCGTTCTTGTCGTCGCGCTCGATGCACCAGTTGATTGCTGCCTCGAGGCGGCCGATCTGCTCGTCCTTCGTGGCGATCTGCGAATGAAGTTTTCCGACTTCATGCCGCCAGTGATCCAGCGAACCCGCTTCCTTGAATGCCTTGGTGATTGGACCGTCTTCGGCAGGAGGCGAAATCTCACCGACAGGCTCGTCGCAGTTTTCCCAACGGTGCCAGTCGCCGTTGATGACCATCTTCTGCCAGCGACCGGGCCTGCCCATCTGCTTCTCGCCCTGAGGCTTGTATTTGGCCCAGCGGTAGGCTGTGCGGTCGATGCACTCGACAACGAAGGTTGAGCCGTCTTTCGGAAACACGCTCATGGTCATCACTCAGCCGCTTCCAGACGACCGATGACGGCGCCGTGGACGATGGGGTTGCGATCAAACCGGGGAAGAACAATCTCGCCGCGACGGGCATGGCGCTGAAACTCAAACACCTCGCCGCCGTAGCGCTGGGCATCTGCATCCGCTTCCTCGACGTCGTCGTACTCAAAGGCGTCTTCGCCGTTCGACGTCCATTCCATGCCGCTGCCAAACTGGGTCAGGTAACGGGCCGAACCGCTGCGGGTATGCATTTCAACGTGGAAGCGCGTTACCATTGCCATTTGCTCATCCTCAGTGGTTGAGATCGAATTGGAGATCAGGCGGCGGAAAGTTCTGCGAACTCTGCGAGGTCTTCTTCATCGAGACCAATGTCGCGGCATGCGCCTTCCCAATCTCCGAGAGGCCAGATGCGGTCGAGTTCTTCGTGGACCAGGCACGGCTCGCCATTTTCGTGAGCCTCAATCCATCCATGGGCCAATGCCATTTTCTGCCAGTTGCTCATCGTCTCATCTCCGGTTCTTGTGGTGGCAGCGAGATCGGCGGGTGAGGCTTCTTCGTCGCTGCTGATGGAGATGTTTGTAACGTATGGCGTGACGCGTTGTCAACGGGAATGTTACGTGAGGCGTGACATTTTTTTCGAACAGCCAGAATCGCTGTCACATGACAGTTGACGGAAACAGTGATTTGCGGGTACGAAAAGGAAAGCCCCGCACTCTTTCGCGAGAGCCGGGGCTGTGACTGGTAGATATAGGTTTGGCGACCGAAACCAGTGATACGATATTTAGCGCATCACAACCGATTTGCCAACCATATCTACCCCAGATCGTGATCCGGGGCTGTTGGTAGTCGTCGCGATTCTGGAAATTAGGTAGACGAGGCACAGCAAGCGGTTCGCCGGCAATCAGGCGAAAGGGCTCGACCAAACCTAGAAGGGAACTCAGTCCCTGGTCGTGATGGCTACAGAGGCCAATAGAAGCTGGGTTATGAAGCGGTTCTGATCTGCGCCGTCATATGGCGTCACCGTGGATGCATACGGAAACCTCAAGGTTCCTCCCTATGCAATAATCCCTAGGGCTGGTTAACTCCGGTCCCTAGGGCTTTTTGCGACGTTTCCTAAGCTCCCTCCCTTCCATCTCACACCTAACGGTGTTCGCTGAAAGCGATGGTAATATATCTCAACCGTTGAGTATGACGTTGCGAGCGCGAATTGCTTATGAGGCTTGTGAATTCGGAAGAGCATTGAGAAAAGCTCTAACCGTATCGGGATCCTTCGATTTCAAAAGCCGAAGAAGGTCAACAACCTCACCCTCCTTGGTTGGATCAACCGTAAGAATATCCGAGACAGAGCATTCAAGGGCAACAGCCGCAGCTTCTAGAATGTCCTGACTGTACGGTTGTTGAAACAACTCAATTCGCCCAAGATTGGCGTGTGAAGTGATTGGCACGCCCGGCTCTGCCTCCATACGGTCGGCCAGCTTCCGAAGCGACAAGCCTCGATGCTTTCTCCATTCGCGCAGATAGTGTTTTCCGAGAGGTCTCTTTTCCATACACAGAATTCTATCTCAACGCTGTAACGTCGTGGTCACGCCAGGCGTTACATTTTTCTCTTGCAAAGTGTCACGGCTGACGTTACAACTTTGGTCATGGCAAACGAAACTCACCCACTCACCGAATATCTAGAGCGAACCGGTCGGTCTCTTACCGAGGTTGCTGACGCTGCAAAGTGCAGCCGTATGACTCTGTATCGCCTGATGAAGGGCGAGCAGAACGCCACGATCGATCTGCTCAAGCGCATCAGCGCTGCAACGGGTGGTGAAGTCTCTGTTTCGTCCTTCCTCGGAGAAGGGGAAGCAGCATGAGCACTCTGGCGGAACGTATCCAGTTGCGTCTTGACGCGCTTGGCACCAATCCTGGCGCCGTCTCGGATGCTGTTGGTACAAATCGCTCTCTTGTCCGCGACATCCTGAACGGCAAGTCGAGGTCGCCTAGCCTCGATACAATCAAAGCTTTGTGTGGCCCACTCGAATGCAGTTTGTCTTTCCTTGCTGGAGATGATGCCAAAGTTCAAGCTGATCAGTGGGACGAAGCGCTGCGCGGCAAGAAGATGTCCGACGCGACTGGCCGGGTGATCTTCAAATACCAGATGCCGGTTCTTGAGCGCTTCACGATGCGCCTCCCGGTCGGCGCTGAAATCATCCGCATGCAGGATCAGGGTGGAATGTTCTGGATGTGGGCAATCGTCCGCACCGACGTTCCCGACGAATACCGCCATTTCTGGGCGTTCAAGTGCGGCGGCAAAATCCCTGACGACATCAATATCAAATACGTCGGCTTCTGCGCCGTCTTCGTGCAGCAGGAGCTTGGCCTCTACATTTTCGAGGACATGGGCAATGAGTGAAATATATGGCGCACCGCCTGTCGACTTAGGCCTCATTGATATCTCCCCGAAGGAGATGATGTTCTGGCTGTATTGCCCCGTGAAGCTGCCGGGAATGATGTCCATGTCTATTCCTGACAATCTCCGGCAATTCAGCCCTCTCCTGCGTGCGGCCAGTAGAGACGCTGTGCAGATGTGGCTCGACAGCTACGTCTACATCACCGCCAAGACGCTTTTCGTGTCTGCAGACAATCCCGGCAATCGCCCCGGCTGGCACTCTGACGGTTTCATGACCGACGACCTGAATTACATTTGGTCGGACTGCAACGGCACCCTGTTCTGGGAGCCAGAGCGCCGCGTCAGCTTCGTTCAAGATCACATGGACTCGCTGGCTGAAATGCAGGCAGCGGCGCACGTCGGACCGCATACAGTCTATCCAGACAAGCACCTGCTTCGCCTTGACCAGTCCGTAATTCATCGCGTTGCCGATGTGAAGACGCCTCGCGTTCGGTCGTTCGTGAAGGTTTCCGTTTCCAGAGATAAATACGATTTGGTCGGAAACTCCGTAAATCATGAGCTTGCTCCCGACTGGAAGTATTTCGAGCGCAACGCCGAGCGCAATGCACCGGCCAAGGCCGAGACGAAGGCGGTGGCGGCATGAACTGGAACCACGACATATCCGCCGCACCGCGCGGCAAGATGGTGCCTTACACCCGCAAGGGGAAAGATGGACCGGTACAGTCCGAGCAGTACCGCAAGAAATACATCCTCGCTGTCGATGTACACGGCGATGTCTACCAGTCCTACTGGATACCGCCGCGCTACACGCAGTCGGGCGGCCTTCTGGAAGGCAACCGCTGGTCTGGCTTCAATCCCGGCGTCGATCCGATCGCTTGGGCCCCTTGGCCGGTATACAAGTTTCAAGAACCCCAGCGCCAGCAGGGTACGGACGGCGGCGAAATCGCTGCAGTGAAGGTCAAAGACCGACTGGCGAACGCCGCTGGCGTTGAACTGTCGCCGTCCGAACATTTCATTCTCGAAGACGTTGGGGGTGGCGAATGATGAACACATCACTCCAAGCCCCCAACCGTCACATCCACGACCGCAGCGCGATCAACGCAATGACGCAAGAGTGGATTGCCAAGAACGGCGAACCGCGGAAGTTCGAGAACGGCTTCTGCACCGATCTGGATTATCTCAAGCATCTGATGTCCGGATATGGATACAACGTGCTTTACCACGGCCACCGGTTCTTCTCGATGGAGAAGGCTGACTTCCGTGGTTCTCCCCGGCGCATCAGCCATGAGCAGCTTTTCAAGCGCATCGACGCGGTTCTGATCGAGAATGGCAAGCAGCCTTTCGGATGGAGGAAGTGATGTTGTCATCGTTCTCTGCCGACGAACGGCAACTCCTCATCTACGCATCGGTATTCTTCTCGGCATTCATCGTGTCCGCGGTACTGGCGCACTTGGCATTCTCGGGGCCGCGCAAATGACCTATCGATCCTCGATCGCCGCTTACGATCTATTCCGCGCCGGCCGAGATACGGCCGACATCGCATATCTTCTAAACATCACCGAAGCTGAGGCGCTTGAGCAAGTCTCCAAACAGCGCAGCGCCAAGCTTGGTCTCAGTGATCCATACGAAAGACAATCGGTTCCAGTCGGTGAAAGGGCCTCTGCAAAGGTTCCGTTCGCCGGACGGGTGCCTGCTGTCTCTAGGGCGGGTCTGTAGCTCCTTTCGTGTGCCTCCTTCCTTCGATGGGTTCAACCTATAGAGGAAGCCGACCATGCACAGACAAACTTCGAACCACCACGAGACAATTAGGAAAATCGAAAACAGGGAAATGTCGATGAGTACCCTTGAAATGTTTTCTCCAGATATCGCGCGCGACTACGGGCGCAAGATGCTTGAGATTGAGACCCGCGGTAACGGCGATCAGATGAATGCGCTCGAGCGTGTGGCTCGCGAAGTGGGCATGAAGCCCCGCGCACTCCGTCGCCTCATCAACGGCGAAACCATGCCGACATTGACTATCTTCGGGCGCCTTCGGGCTGGCTACCTCAATCTCTGCGAACGACGAATTAAACGCCTTCAGTACGATCTGGAGGTCGAAAAAGGGAGGTTCGGCAGTGATCCTTTTGCGGACATTGATGGAAGAATTTCGGCTCTGGCTGAGGAAGTGCGCAGAGCGAAGGAAGCAACGAAACGATGATAGGAAAGGGAAGGGCGAATGACAGCGACGGCAACCATAGGCGATAACACCAAGGCGGAGCGCGAGCGGCGCGTAACGCTTGCGATCTATCACCGCAAGGATCGAGACCTTGCTGCCAAGGCTGCAGCTATTGCGGCTGAAAAGAAGGCCAACAGGCTCAATGCCAAGGCCGCAGGCGTCCCGTCTTCCCAGCTCGACCACTTGCTGAAATCCTTCTTTGCAGAAGACCAGCAAAAGCCCGTCGACAAGCTGAAGCGGGACATGGAGAACCTGGCTTATCTCGGCCTGATCCCCGATCCCAGCATCAAGGGTGACCTGTTTACCCGCGTCGATCGTGTCGACAATGAAGGCATGATCCGGGCCAAAGGTTTCTTTGCCGGCCTAAACGGACTCGACAGAGTATCTGGATACGACGCCGGCAGCGTCGATGACAAAATGTGGCTTGATAGCTTCGATGCTGGCGACCGCGAATACAAGTCTGACAGTCCCGACATCATGGCGCGCATTACTGCGGCGCAGTCGAAGGAGGAGCCGCCGGCGACTGGCGATGACCCCTTCGATCTCGATCAGACGAACTGAGTTCCTCCCGGCCAGCAGACCTCCCAAGCGCTGGCCCAACTAACCCGGTGCGAGACATGCAAAGCGGACCCCGCACCGGGTTCTTTCTTCCACGAGGTGAACATGAGCCTTGAAGTCAAAATCCAAGCCAAAGCAGAGAGCGTGCTGGTCAGCGAGGCGCAGTTCTACGGCGTCACCCCGACCGCTCTCGTCAAAGCGATAATCGACAAGGTGGCAGTAGGCGGCCTGACGCGGGATGTCCTGCAGGGTGTCGACGTCGTCTCCTACCAGGATCGCAAGCGCGGAACACCACACCCGTCTCCCAAGCACACGTATCAGGGCCAGAGGATGTCACTGGCAGCGATATCGAAGAAGACCGGTATTCCATTGGTCACGCTGCGGACACGCATCTATCGCGACAAGTGGACGGAAGAGCGCGCTTTTTCTGAGCCAGTCAGGGAGTATCGCAAATGAGAGTTCTCGGGCTCGACGTTTCAAAACACGCTGGCTGGGCACTCTGGGAAACCAAGAACGCTCTCGCGTCGATCCGCTGTGATGTGATGGAGTTCCCGGCAACGGCATCCATCGAATACTGCGCCGACCAGATGGGCCTCAAGGTGACAAAGCTCATCAAGGATGAGAAGCCGGATTTCATCGTTCTGGAAACCGCTCTCAAGATGAGCCCGAAGGGTTCGGCCGCGACGGTCTCCTCCTGCATGCTGCACGGCGCCGTCTATGCCACGCTCGGCAATTGGGGCAAACCCTGGGGAACGATCAGCGCCGCTACCTGGCGCAAGATGTTCTTCGGCGCTGGCTATAAGCCGCCACTCGACAATCACGGCAAGAACGACTGGAAGCGCGCCGCCATTGAGCAGTGCGAGCTTGAAGGCATCATCCTGCCGGCGAAGAAGTCCACCCGAGACAATGCGGCCGAAGCTGCTGCACTCGCGGTGTGTTGGCGTGGTGTCGAGATCCACGCGGGCCGGTATCGCCCAGCGTTCCAAGACTTTCTTCAACAGCGCAACGAGCGCGCGCCGTCGGGCGATCTGTTTGCGGGAGTGGCGCATGAATAACTATCAGGATTTCCTCAAGAACAAGATACGCCTTGCGCCCGTGTCAGGCCTGGAAGTTGAACCCAAAGAGGTAAACCCGATCCTGAAGCCTCATCAACGCGATATCGTTGTGTGGTCTGTGCGCGGTGGCAAGAGAGCGATATTTGCGGCCTTTGGTCTCGGCAAGTCGGTAATTCAGATCGAAGTTCTCCGGCTGGTGACAGAGAAGACGGCCGGCCGGGGCCTGATAGTCCTCCCACTCGGCGTTCGTCAGGAATTCCGGCGCGATGGTCAGATGCTTGGTGTCGAGATCAAGTTCATTCGCCGTATCGAGGAAGCGGGCGACACTGGTCTCTACATGACCAACTATGAGACGGTCAGGGACGGCAAGATCGATCCAAACGAATTCACGGCCGTTACGCTGGATGAGGCTTCGGTTCTCAGATCCTACGGCTCCAAGACATATCAAACGTTCCTCTCGCTGTTCGATGGCGTGCGGTACCGGTTTGTGGCTACTGCCACACCAAGCCCGAACCGCTACAAGGAGCTTATCCACTACGCCGGTTTCCTCGGCATCATGGACACGGGGCAGGCTCTTACCCGGTTTTTCCAGCGTGATAGCACCCAGGCCAATAACCTGACGCTTTACCCGCACAAGGAGCGTGAATTCTGGCTGTGGCTCAATTCCTGGGCAATATTCCTCCAATCGCCCGCCGACCTTGGTCACTCGGCTGAAGGCTACGACCTGCCGCCGTTCAAAGTCATCTATCACGAGGTCCAGTCGAACATTGCCGATGGTGGCGTGGATAGAGACGGCCAGTCGGCGCTCTTCCGCGATACGGCCGTTGGCGTCGTTTCAGCTTCCCGCGAGAAACGCGACACCTTAGATGCACGCATCGGAAAGATGAGCCAGATACTCGCCGCGGCTCCTGGCGATAATTTCCTTATCTGGCACGACTTGGAAGACGAACGCAGAGCGATCGAGAAAGCGGTACCAGGCGTAGTGTCGGTATACGGCACTCAGGACCTGGAGAAGCGCGAGCAGGCGATTGTCGATTTCAGCGACGGCAAGTTTCAGCATCTGGCAGCAAAGCCGGTAATCGCAGGATCCGGCTGCAACTTCCAGCGCCACTGTCACAAGGCAATCTTCTTGGGCATCGGCTTCAAGTTCAATGACTTCATCCAGGCGCTGCACCGTATCTACCGGTTTCTGCAGGCGCATGAGGTCGAAATCCACATCATCTACGCCGAAAGCGAGCGCGAAGTTTTGCGCACGCTGCAGGCCAAATGGGAGGCGCATAAGCACATGGTGCAGAACATGAGCGAGATCATCCGTGAGCATGGCTTGGATAAACTCTCCGCGGCCGATGTTCTTACGAGGTCGATCGGCGTCGAGCGCATCGAAGCTCGAGGCGAAGGCTGGCAGGTCGCCAACAATGATTGCGTGGAAGAGGCAAAACTGATCGCGGACAACTCCGTCGATATGATCGTGACCTCCATCCCATTTTCTAACCACTACGAATACACGCCGAGCTACAATGACTTCGGCCACACCGACAGCGACGATCATTTCTTCCAGCAGATGGACTTTCTAACGCCTGAGCTGTTGCGCATCCTAAAACCCGGCCGTGTCTATGCCTGCCATACGAAAGACCGGATCCTCTTCGGCAATGTCACAGGCATGGGGATGCCCACGGTCAACCCCTTTCATGCCCGGACGCTGTTTCACACCATGTCCCACGGGTTTGCCTACATGGGCATGATCACGGTTAACACCGACGTGGTGCGCGAGAACAACCAGACGTACCGCCTTGGATGGACTGAGAATTGCAAAGACGGCACGAAAATGGGCGTAGGCTCTCCCGAATATATCCTGCTGTTCCGCAAGCTCCCGTCTGACACTTCCAAGGCCTATGCTGACGACCGGGTAACGAAGGACAAAGAAGACTATACGCGCGCGCGCTGGCAGGTTGACGCGCATGCCTTCTGGCGATCTTCCGGCGATCGTCTGCCTACACCTGACGAGTTGGCGTCACTCGGGCCGGATATGCTGGCAAAGGCATTCACGGAATGGTCGCTGCAGAACGTCTACGACTATGAGACGCACATCAAGATCGGTGAAGCGCTGGAAGTCCGCGGCGCGCTGCCATCAACCTTCATGAGCCTGGCGCCAGGAGCGCACGACGCTTTTACCTGGCACGATGTGAACCGTATGCGCACGCTGAATGGCGATCAGACAAAGAAGGGTCTGGAAAACCACATCTGCCCCCTTCAATTCGATATCGTTGATCGGCTTATCAAGCGCTTCTCCAATGAAGGGGAGCTTATTTTCGATCCGTTCGGAGGCCTGTTCACGGTACCGTACCGAGCGCTGAAGCTTCGCCGGCGTGGCCGGGCGTCAGAATTGAACCCCGGGTATTTCCTCGATGGAATCAAGTACCTGCAGGCGATGGAGCGCGAAGTGTCCACGCCAACCATGTTTGACATCTTCGATTGCGACGAGGTGGCAGCATGAACGCCATGCCGCAAGACTTTGTCGCCATTCCCGCGAACATCGACGCGGAACAACAGTTGCTTGGGGCCCTGCTGATCAACAACGAAGCGCTGGAAGCGTTGCCGAGCTCGTTTGACGATCGGCATTTCTTCGAGCCTTTCCACCAGTCTGTTTTCCGCGAGATCAAACGCCTTGTTGAACTAGGAAAGAATGCGAACCCTGTAACGGTTAAAGCCGGCGTCGATACCGGCGCCATGATCGGGGATCTAACGACGTCTCAATATCTGGCGCGCATGGCCTCAGAGGCGGTGTCGATCATCAACGTTCCTGGCTTTGCCCAGGCGATAACTTTTGACGCCATGCGCCGCGGCCTCATTTCGGTTGGAGAGCAAGCTGGGGAACTTGGCTTCCAGTGTGGCGATGAGCTGACATTCATCGAGCAAGCGGACGCGCTTAGAGAGCAGTTTGAGCGGATAATGCGGGGGCTTGAGGCCGACGACGAACGGACGCTTGCAGACGCGGCAGAACGAGCGCTGAGCGCCACAAACAGCGCCTTTAAAGGAATTGGCGCGATCGGCGTTGATTATGGCTTCTCGCCACTCATGGACCTGATAGGGCCCGCCATGCCGGGGCAGTTGATTGTCATTGGCGGCGGCACAAAACAAGGTAAGTCCACCCTGATCGAGCAGATCGTTATGGGTGCGGCCATGAATGCACACCCGGTTTGGGTATATTCCGGCGAAATGCAGGGAGAAGAACTGGCACATCGCGCACTATCCCGCATCACGTCAATTCAGGCCTGGCGCCAGATCCGCGGCAAAGTGTCGGAATCTGAAGTCGAGAAACTCATGGTCGCCAAAACAAACGCTATGCGTTGGCAGGAGAAGGTAATCATTCGCGATAAGCCGATGACGCTTTCGCAGATCGAGCGGTCCGTTTCAAGCTTCACAGCCCGTCACCCTGGCGGCATGGCTATAATCGACCATATCGGCCTCGTGGAGCGCGATAAAAGCAATGTTCGCATGACAGACCAGGAATTCGGCCCGCTCGTCACGCGCACGCTCAAGATGCTTGCAAACAAGGCATCGCTTCCAGTCTTCGCAGCCGCGCAGTTGAAGAAGAACACGTTCGCGATTGAGGATAGGTCCGTTAGCAAGAAAACATACGAGCACGCCATCAATCGACGGCCGAAGTATGCGGACATCCTCGGCGCCGTCGAAAAAGACGCAAACCACGTCGTGATCCCATTTCGCGCGGAACCAATCCTGCAAGAGCTCGAACCGGTGGAAGGATCTTCACTGTACGGCGATTGGGAAAGCGTCATGAGCCAGGTGAAAGACAAGGCCGAGATCATCCTTGCCCTGTCTCGCCACACCCGGTGGCCCCAGCGCAAAGAAGTCGGATGGAACGGCGGCAAGACCATGTTCACCGATCTCGCCCAGCCAGCGCAGGGGAGGATGTTCTGATGGCCCACCCCATCCAATGGAACGGCTCAAGCACCAGCTTTGGACCGGCGTTTGACGACTGCCGCATGGCGAGGAGGTTGGTGTGATGGAAGTCCTAGACCTTTTCAGTGCCGCGGCCGGTGGCTGGTCGCTCGGAATGCACAGGGCAGGGTTCAAGACTATTGCCGCTTGCGAAAACGTAGCGTGGCGCCGCGCAATCTATCAGGAGAACAACCCGGATGTCCTTATCTATGACGATGTCTGCACGCTCACAGCAGATCGAATTATTCGAGATACCGGACGATTCCCATCCGTCGTCGTCGGAAGCCCCCCGTGCCAGGACATCTCCAGCGCCAACACAAAAGGCAAAGGTGTCGAAGGCGAGCGCAGCGGCCTCTACTTCGAAGCCATCCGCATCATCGGAGAGGGCAGACCTCGTTGGTTCGCTCTTGAAAACAGCTCTAATCTCCGAACTCGGGGAGCTGACGCCGTCCTCGCTGCGCTGGAGGCACTCGGCTACACCTGCTGGACGTTCGTGGTACGTGCTGGGGACATCGGAGCCAATCATGAGCGGCCCCGAAGCTGGATCATTGGCTGCGACCTCTCCCAAGTTTCACACGCCGACGGCCATGGGCAATATGCACCATGCTTCAATGAGCAAATGGGAAAGCTGCATACCTTGGCGCATAGCGCTCGCTACACCCAGGAAGACAGATGCGGATCGGGGCTTTCGGGGAGACGTGCTCGCGCAACTGCAAGGTCAGAACAATCGCCACGCGGGCATGCTCTCAACGCCGCGAGCATCGGACATGAAGGCGGGCGGCCATGGGGACACGGGCCGGATGGGCACGGTGCGGCATCAGTTGCAGGTAGCATCACAGGAAACGCTTCCGACGCCGACCAAGCGGGACAAGCGGATGGATGCATGGTCTCCGGCTTACGACAAGCGGAAATCGCCAACGATGGATGCGGTTCTGGATGGAGCGATGACCGACAGGGCTTCGGACAAATGGCAGTACGCGAGGGAGATCGCTTCGACCCTGCAACATGGCGGGCTGACTGGTCCCTCGATGACCTTGCCGCTCACCTACAACTGGATGATGGGCTTTCCACCTGGGTGGCTGGCACGCGCATTGCAGTCGGCGGTCCGCGCGGGACATCTGCAGCAAGTCTCATCGTTGAAGCGTTCGGAGACGCCGTCGTCCCGCAAATCCCGGAAGCAATAGGCAAAGCCATCTTGCGCACTGAAAGAGCCTTGGCTGCAATTTATGAAAGGGCGTCGGCATGAACGAATCCGCAGCAAAAGCCGTCCCGACGGGCAATGAATACGAGGCGCATTACCGGCCCGTGTGGGCGGCGTCATTCCGCATCGTGAGAAATCGAGGACAGATAGCCAAGTTCTCGACGGAGCTTGCCGCCGAGGTAGCTGCATGGCGTGTCCTTTACTCGGTCGAGCAGCGGGTGATGAGGCGCGACGGGGCTCTGGTGTTTGCCGCCAAGTCGGCAGCAGACGCTCATTTCAATCTCGCGCCGACGGTCAAAGCCAAGGGCAGCAACAAGCGAACCATTGTCGAGAAGGTGGGCCGCAAGGGCAAAGAGATCAGCGTGGAAAGGAGAGAAATGGCATGAACCACCACGTCACCCTAACCCCATCGCAAAGAGCATGGCACGAGGCTGCAAAGGCGAGAGAGGCTGACCGCGCGATGAAAGCACGCCGACTGGCATTGCGGACATCGTCTGACTTCGTGTCTTCCGCGCCGATCGTCACCCGGCCAAAGCCGTCACCAACGTGGCTCAAGCATCCTTCACACTTCGACGCTCATGTGTGGTGCTGGAGGGCTTGGATACGCGAACAGGTAGATATCGCAGCTAGCCCGACCCGGACATACATCAGGAAGCGGGCGGTCGATTTCGGTCTGAGCTACGCGCAGATGGCCGACCGCCGACGGTTTCAACACATCGTGCCGGTGAAGCACCTCATCATGTGGGAGATCAAGACGCAGATCGACCCAGAGATGAGCTATCCAGAGCTTGGCCGGTACTTCGGTGGGCTCGACCATACGTCGGTCCTTTACGCCGTCCGCAAGATACAGGCCATGGTCGACAAAGGCACGCTCGATGCTCACTTGGCAAAGTGGCACCGCGCCCACGGGAAGGCGAGGGCGGAATGACCAACCACCCGAGGGCCGAAGCAATATTTGCAGAGCATGGCATTGCAGTTGTGCCGGCGCATGTAATGCCGGCCGTCGGGCAGACACGGGCAATCGTCACGCTGGAGCGCATCATTCGCCACCGCTGGAAAAAGCTCTGCGACAAGCACAAGCGCGATTTCGGAGGTGTTCCGTACTCATCAGCGAAAGGATATCTCACCGAAGCGAAGCAGCACGCCAGCTTTGTCGTGATGACACTTGCTGAAACTGCCAACTCGAAGGCGTTCATTGATGAAACGTCGCTGTGGTTGGTGAGTGATATGGTCCATGCAGCGGAAAAAAACTTCCCAGAACTGGTCACGACGAATGTCACTGCCTGGTTCTCATTCTTCGACGCACTCCCGCTCGGATGGTTACAATATTGGGCGATTGACCTCGACGGCATCATCTCAAAACGACAGGCGATAGGCGGCATGGTATACGAGAGAATGAAGCGGACGTTCGGCGCTATGGCAAAGCAACCGGACCTTTTGGATGACAGGAGATCGGCATGAACGAGTGGAACGATATCGCCTCAGCGCCACGGGATGGTTCTCAGGTCCGCATAAAGGATGATAAGGGCGCTGTACGCAGGATGTCATTCGCAGAGCCGCACTGGTGGGATGTAGGTGAAGGACGCCTGCGCATCGTTGACGGCCACCTTGTGCCGCAGTCTGATCTTTCAAAAGCAAAGCAGTGGCAGGTGATCGAATGAACGAAGGACAGATCATAGAGCTTTTCATCCGCGCCGCCGAGGTCGATCGCAAGCTTCCGGATACCGCGCGACCGGCGCAGGACAAGGCCATCAACTATGGCTACATCCACGACACCGCCGATATCAACGGATGGTCAGCGGAAGACAAGCACGCCAACAACTGGGCATGGCTCGATCCGAAGAAGCTCCGCAACTCGACCAATGACATGGGTCTCTGGGAAGCCGCCATGGAGGTCATTAAGCTTGTGCCGTGCGAGAAGAAGCGCCGCGCACTGTGGGCTTGGGCCAAGTCGGAAGCGGGTGGGCAAGCCTTCGCTAAGTGGTGCCGGAACGTCGAAGGCATATCGAGGCAGGCGGGAGATTACCGGAAAAATTCGGCCATCACACAAATTGCATTAGCTTTCGACCGCAAGCCATTGCAGCATAACGATTTTGACGAAGAAGCGCACTTGCCAAATCACCCCGAAATCGAGGATAAAAGGTCCAACATCGGAGTTTGGCGCGCAGATGACGCAAGGCCTTCTCTGGACTTCGACGCCGACCTTCGGGATTTCTCGTGGGCAGACGCGCAGAACGCCAGACGTCGCCAGCGTGAAGCTCGAAAGCGCGAGGCGGCATAATGCAGCAGCCCCAAACGAAACGAACTGGCGAAGGCTACATCAAGAAGATTGTGCACGAAGGCATAGACTGCTTCGCACTCTTCGATGAAGACGGCAACGCCATTGTCATCACTGACAACCGGTCGGTGACATTCTTTACAGCAGCGGATCGGGATATCACCGTCCGCATGCTGAACTGAGATCAGGCGATGACATACCGCGCCGCACTGGGACTAGCGGCCTTTAGGTAGCGAGTATGTCATTAAGCGGCCCAGCGGTCGCCTGCTTTCACCAGCCCCGCCCGTAATAAGGTGGGGCTGCATTCGTTTCAGGAGTAAGGCTCAAGCCGATGCAGCAGGGCGCGGCAAGCAAGCGCAGTGCGGGTGTCGGTGCCATTCTTCTTGATAGTCACAACAGCATTGGCCGAGATATCAAGCAACCTGGCGCATTCGGCATCTGATCGAGCGAGGCCAGCCGACTTCATATCAGCAAGCCATCGAGTGAATTCTTCTGCTGTCATATGTCCCTCACGTCTGGAGCGGGTTTGTAATGCTGCGCCCATATTCGGCGCGGGTCATAGCCTGAGTATATCCAGTCGTCTATTGACGTTTGGTCTCGGCCTTCAAAAGACCACTCATGCCTCTGAAACCAATGATGCGTGCACTTGCACATCCAGATGCGATAGCCGTTGCACCCGCCATGGCCCTCAAATGGCCACCAATCGGTTACGCGGCAATCAGCATCGGCAAAGTCTGTAGGCTGGAGATTGTCTCGGAGGAGAGGCATAGGCATTGAGGCGGGTTGCCCCGCCCTCCCTTAATCGATGTTCGCTGCGACAAGTTCGGCAAAGGCGTAATCTGCGCCCGTCCAGTTCCGCTGCGACCATCTGCGCTCAATGTCGAAACGCTCACACTCCAGATCGTATTGACGGTCGTTCAGGTCGTTCCAAGCGCCGACAACATCTTCGCCAGCCTCAAAGCGAGTGTTGAGGATTTCAATCTCGGCCTTGACGGCTTCGATAGCTGCTTCGTTGGTGGCGATGTCTGCGAGGTACTGGCGCTTTGTGTACTTGGTCATGATGATCTCCTTTGTTGCCTCAAGTATACAAGCTACTTGTATGAAGTCAACAGGAAATCAAAGTAAATTGTATTAAAACGCCGTCTGGCATACAATCTACAGGTATTCGGCGGCCGCCTAACCCCATTCCCCCGCCCACATGGAGAGAGCGATGACACGCGAACAGCGCAAGAAATTGCCAAAGGCTGGCCTGATCCGTTTTGAGTGGGGCGGCTACAGCTATGTTGCCAAATTCCGTTTTGCTAACGCGATGAAGGTCCAGATCGGACGCCTGTCCATCGTGTGGCGTATGCCGTGGCTTGAGCATTCTGCGCGGCGCCTGCATCCCGAAGTGTTCGGTTAGCCACCCCATGACCACCACCGAGCAAGAGCGGGAGAGGGTGAAAGAACTCGCAGTCTGAGCCTGAAAATGGTACAGTCTGGTATGGAAAATCGCTACTACGTCTACGAGCTTTTTGATCCCAGGACTGACGTCGCATTCTATGTCGGCAAAGGCTGCGGTAACCGAGATCGGGCCCATTTCACCGAAGCTAGGCGAGGCGAGTTCAAGAACGCCGCCAAGGTCTCTATGATCCGATCGATGGAAGCTGAAGGTGTCAGCATCGGCATACGACGAGTTGCAGAGAACCTGACCGAGAGGGAGGCGTATCGCCAGGAGAGGCAACGCATTGCTCACTACGGGTTTGCCAACCTGACGAACGCTGTTCGCGGGCAGCAGACGGATGATGATAGGGCCGAAGCAATGGCCATGGATGGTATGCGCATCATGGCATCTCACTTATCCGCCGCTCTGAGTGGTGACACGGCCTATAGTGCCAAAGATGTGTCGGTAATCCTCCAGTTGGTTGGAGAGTTGAAACAGGCGCTCGACCTGACGAGGATCGGCGCCAATTAAGGTGCCCCTCATATGGCCTCTCTCAGCGAGAAGCAGAAACGTTTCATCTCAGAGTACCTGAAAGACAACAACGCCACCCAGGCGGCTATCAGGGCTGGCTATAGCGCCAAGACAGCGCGCAGTGTTGGGTCGGAGAACCTAACAAAACCTGACATAGCTGCCGCGATAGCTCGGAAGCAGGAAAGTATCGCCAAAAAGGCGGAATGGACGGCCACAGATAGGCTTTCTGCCCTCAAAGGTATATTCGACAAGGAAGCGGACAAGGACGCTCGCATAGGCATCGCAGCGATCGCTGAAGCCAACAAGATGCAGGGCAGTTACGCGCCTTCCAAGCACGAGCATAAGGGTCACTTCACGGTCCTGAACCTCACACCGGAAATCATTGGGAAGCTATCGGTCGATGAACGCAATGTCCTCGCTGCGGCTATCCCGGTGCTCGACAAGCTCGGCTTCTTTGCTGGACATGATCGAGGCGGTGGAACAGAGGGAGGAAGCGAACAAGAGGATTGAGGAAGAGGCGGCGCTGGCTGGCGTCTCGCTTGCGTCCTTCATCCGCGGTGGCTGGCATGTGCTGGAGCCGGGTAGGGCATTTGTCCACGGCTGGCACATCGATGCTATATCCGACCACCTCAAGGCGATCACTGACGGTGGTTTGAGCCGTTTGATTATCAACGTTCCGCCTGGCACGATGAAATCGCTCACGGTCGGTGTGTTCTGGCCGGCGTGGGAATGGGGCCCGCTGAACAAGCCTTGGCTTCGCACGATCGCCACGGCCTACAAGGAAGGTCTGGCAAAGAGAGACAACATCAAGGCCCGCCGTCTGGTTCAGTCGCAGTGGTTCAAGGACAGGTGGGGCAGCCAATTCAATCTGATGCCCGATCAGAACTCGACGCTCAAGTTTGAGAACGATTTGGCGGGGTTCAGAGCGGCCATGTCCTTTCAGTCTCTGACTGGTGAGCGCGGTGACCGGGTGATCATTGATGACCCTCTATCTGTCGACATGGCGAAATCTGACGCTGACAGGATCACAGCAAAGGAAACCTTCCTTGAGGCCGTGCCGTCCCGACTGAGCGATCCTGAAACATCGGCCATCGTCATCGTTATGCAGCGCCTGCACGAGGAAGACACGACAGGCGTGGCGATATCAAAGAACCTTGGGTACGAGCATCTTATGCTCCCCATGGAGTTCGAGCCGGAGCGCCGATGCTACACGGTCGTAAAGCCTTCGTTTCATGACGAGAAGCCGCGCTTGGGCCGCTATGACGCGGGAAAGCAGGTCTGGTACTTCGAAGGCGATGCGATCCCCGACAATCGGAGAGAGTATGTCGAAAAGTCGGAACGGAAAGCGGTTTACTCTCAGGATATTCGGACGGAAGAGGGCGAGCTTCTATTCACCAAGCGCTTCTCTCGTGAAGTGGTGGAGCGCGATAAGATATCGCTCGGTTCGGTAGGGCATGCAGGGCAGAATCAGCAGCGACCGGCACCACGCGGCGGCGGTATGTTCAAGCGGTCATTCTTTAGTATCGTGAAGGCCATTCCGGCTGGTACTCGCTTCATTCGGGGCTGGGATTTGGCGGCGACAGAAGACGGCGACGGGGCAAGAACCGCAGGCGTCAAAATCGGAAGAATGCCAGACGGCAAGTTCATCATTGCTCATTGCGTTGCGGACAGGCTTTCGCCGGCTGGGGTTCGAACGCTGATAAAGAACACGGCTGAGCAAGACGGACGCGAATGTTCCGTCTCGATGCCAAAAGACCCCGGCCAGGCAGGCAAGGATCAGGCGCAGCAACTGGTTTCCATGCTGGCTGGATACAAGGCTAGGGCCACGCCTGAAAGCGGCGACAAGGTAACGCGTGCTGAGCCTCTCGCAGCGCAATGCGAAGCCGGGAACGTGGTTCTGCTGTCTGGCGCATGGAATGACGATTTTCTGGATGAGGTTGAAGTGTTCCCGAATGGGAAGCTGAAAGACATCGTGGATGCTTCCAGTCGGGCATTCAACGAACTCGCGCTGCCGCAGCCAACATCCACCACAACAAGGGTATCGGGTCTGATTTGATGGAAGACGTTAAAACAACGCACCCGGATATCACGCCGGATCGGGTAGCCGATTGGCGATTGATGCGCGACACTATGCAGGGCGCGCGAGCAGTGAAACGGTGTGGCGAGACTTATCTGCCAATGCCATCCGGGTTCAAGTCGATGGAAGACGGTGGCAGGGAGGCCTATGAAAAGGCCTACAAGCGCCGCGCTATCGTGCCTGACATTCTGGCGCCGTCTGTCGCGGCGATGATCGGCATCATTCATGCCAAGGAAACGCAGATCGCCATTCCCGATGGCCTCTCTTCGATCTGGGAGAATGCGGACGGCGAAGGAATGAGCCTTGAGGCATTCCACCGTCGGATTACCCGCTATCTGCTCTGGTTGGGCCGATATGGGGTTCTGACGACCGCGCCGGCGGAAGGCGGGGAGCCTTTCCTCGCTGGATATGCCGGGGACAGCATCATCAACTGGGATCGCGATTTCTTCGTGATGGATGAGAGCGGCAAGAAGCGGTTCGGTTTCGAGTGGAAGGATAATCCGAAGTTCCGCGTTCTGGACCTCGTTGACGGATACTATGTGTCGACGGTCTATGAGGGAGAGAGTCTCGATACGGTGGCAGTCTCCGAGCCTGTGGCGCTCGGTGGTGGCCGTCTCGACTTCGTTCCGTTCTATGTCGGTAACGCCCGTGACGTCGTTCCCGCAGTAGAGACCCCGCCACTGGTCGGCATCGCGAATGCCATCATCAACGCTTATCAGCTTTCCGCTGACTGGCGCTGGCAGCTTTACATGTCGGGCCAGGAGACGCTTGTGGCCATCAATGGTGAGGCTCCCAAGACCGTCGGCGCTGGAGTCGTGCATCAGATGATGGGCAACGACACAATGACACCTGACCTGAAATACGTGTCTCCGACGTGTGCCGGTATCCAGAAGCACGAGGATGCAATCGAGAAGCAGAAGGAAGCCGCGGTTATGGCCGGCGCCCGGATGTTTGAGCAGCAGCAGTCAACGCAAGAGAGCGGCGAGGCGCGCAAGCTTCGTTTCGCCAGCGAGACAGCGAACCTCATGAGCGTTGCGCAGGTGTCTGCTGCCTTGCTTGAGCGAGGTTTGAAGGCCGCAGCGCGCATGAAGGGACTTGACGACAAGGATATCGTGGTTGTTCCCCCTAAAGACCTTCTCGACAGCACCATGTCGCCGGCGGATTTCGCACAGCTGTTCAGCGTCTATACCCAGAACGGCATTTCTTGGGAAACATTCTACGAACGCGGCCAGGCAGGCGGGATATTCTCGTCGGAGCGGGACGCAGATGAGGAATACGCGCTTATCGACCCTGAAGGCGCGGAAGAGGAGCGGCTCGCAGCAGTCGCCTGAAATCGGCCGTAACGCGGCCATATCAACCACCAGCAGGAGAAAAGGCCAATGGCCCTGAAACTCGTTCTGGACTCGCTCGACAACGTCGAGGAGGCCATCAAGTCCCTTTATGTCGAACATTCGGATGGCAAGTTTCATCTGGATACCGACGCCGACAGCGTCCGCGGTCACCGCGACGTTCTCCCCCTTGCCAACGCCTATGAGCGCACCAAGGCCGATCTGGCTACCGCCAAGACTGATCTTGCCGCCGCGAAACAGAAAGCGGCGCCAGAAGACTTCGACCCGGAGACGTGGAAGAAGTTGAAGGACGGCAAGACCGATGACGCCGCGCACCAGCGCCAGCTTGTCGAGCTTCGCAAGACCCTCGAAGCCGAGCGCGATGAGTGGAAAGGCAAGTTCGAAGGCGAAGTCACCAAGGGCAAAAAGGCCGCCGTCAATGCGGCACTGACTGACGCCCTCTCAGCCTCCGGCATCACCAACCCGACATTCGTAAAGGCCGCCCGTGCGCTTCTGGAGCCGCGTGTGGCTATGGATACGGATGAAGCCTCCATGGATATCGGCCTTGGCCCCATGGGCATTGCCGAAGCCGTCAAGCGCTGGTCCGCAGGTGATGAAGGGAAGGCCTTCGTGGCTCCTGCCAAAGGCGACAATGCCAGGGGCAACGAGAACGGCCACCAACATCAGCAGGTGAAGGGTGACTTCGGCGGGGATGCCAAGGCTCGCGCTGCCGCAATCTCAGCAAAGTTCCCTGAACTGAGCGAAGGTGCCTGACACCTGACAATTCGCCCTTATGGGCGCCTCCCGTGATCTCAATGAGGTGACGGGCATCTGGGCAATGCCCGCAATCACACCCAACCATCACGGAAATCAGAAAGGAAACGACCATGTCTCTTTCGCAGATGCAGGTCTTCAACAAATACTTCATGCCAGCGACCATCGAAACACTTGCCCAGATGGTCGAGAAGTTCAACGCGGCTTCCGGCGGCGCTATCCGTCTGACCACGGAAGGCTTCGAAGGTGATTTCCTTCAGGAATCGTTCTACGCTGCCATTCACTCGGCCCAGCGCCGCGTTGATCGCTATGCTGCTCAGGCCAGCGCTTCGGCCACCGACCTGACGCAGCTCAAGCACTCATCCGTCAAGGTTGCCGGCGGCTTCGGCCCGGTTCGCTATGAGCCGTCGCAGATGACTTGGTTGGACAAGCCGACCGCAGAAGGAATCGAGGTTGCTTCCCGCAACTTCGCAGAGGCGCTTCTCCGCGACCAGCTGAACACCGCTGTGGCTGCGCTCGTCGCGGCTATCAGCAATCAGGCGGCCGCCACCAACGACGTGTCCGCAACTGCGGGCATCAGCTACATCACCATGAACGACGCCCACGCCAAGTTCGGTGATCATTCCGGCAATCTCATCTCCCAGGTGATGAACGGTACGGCCTATCACAAGCTGATCGGCCTCAACCTCGCCAACACGCAGCAGCTTTTCCAGGCTGCAAACGTTCGCGTTGTGGATATCCTCGGCAAGATGGTTATCGTCACCGATGCTCCGGCTCTCTACGAGGCTGGCACGCCGAACAAGCTCAAGGTGCTCTCTCTGGTGGCAAATGCCGCCACGGTATCTGACAGCCGCGACATCATCTCGAACATCGAGACGAAGAACGGCCAGACCCGCATCGAGACGACGCTGCAGGTGGATTACACCTTCGGCCTCGGCCTCAAGGGCTACACTTGGGATGAAGGCAACGGTGGCAAGTCCCCGACCGACGCGGAACTCGCGACCGGCACCAATTGGGACAAGGTTGCAACCGATATCAAGCACACGGCCGGCGTCATCACCATCGGTGATCCGACCAAGTAATCGGCGAGGGGCGGGCTACGGCTCGCCCTTTCCTTTCCAATCGGAGACAGTGAAATGACGAAAGAACGCGAGATCGCTTATGAGCCGCATCCGGTCTCCCAGGAACGGAAGGCTGAACTGCGGAAAGCCGGTTACAAGATCATCGATGCCCGCTTCGACCCCGATGCAAAGCCAGCGCCAGCATCTGGCGAGGTTCCCGCTGGTATCGGCACTGATAGCGGCGATCAGTTCTCCGACGAGCAGCTTCGCGCAGCCATCAAGGAAGCCACCGGAAAGGCGCCTCACCACAAGCTCGGACGTGACAAGCTGATTGAGCAGTTCAACGCGCTCAATGCCGCCGCACAGCAGGAAGAAACCGCATCGAATGGTCTTACGCGTCGAGAAATCGAAGCCGATCTTGCCGCAATGGAAGTCGAGTTCGACCCGAAGGACAACCTCGAAGACCTTGCTGCTTTGCGCGACCTGACCCGCGAAGAACGCGACAAATAATCCTCACAAAGCACAGGAGAGCCATCAATGAGCGTGGTTGTTTCATTCTTCAAGCCGGGTGGCATTGGTGGCGTTGGTGCGGCTCCAGGAATTGGTTACTGCCGCGCTACGGAAGTGTTGTCAGTACCAGGAACCACAACAACTGCTTCACAGGCGGGAGAGATGATCCTGATTGTCAGCAGCGAGGGCGACGTGGTTCGTGTGGCCCACGGCAATACACCGGATGCTGCCGCTGCGGCTTCAACATCCGATACCACGGCGGGCTATCCAGTCGCACCCGGCATCATGGTTCCTGTGGCGCCCGGTATAGGCCACAAGATCAACGTCAAGGCTCTGGCCTGATGGCTGATATCGTCAAATTCTATCCAGCAGACGCGGCCAAGAAAGCGGATAACGTCATTGAACAGGCTATTGGCGTCTACGATCAGGTTATCATCATAGGCTGGGACAAAGATGGGAACCTTGATGCCCGCGCAACGCTCGGCCTGAAGGATGGCGGCGACGTGCTTTGGCTTCTCGAAACGTTCAAGCATAAGCTGTTGAACGGCGATTATTCAGGGGACGTAGACTGATGGCTGACTATTACGGCACCCTGGCCGGTGCTCTTGCCTATCATGACAGCCGTGGGAACGCTGCGTGGACTGCAGCAGGCGTTGATGACACAAAGCGCGAGGCCGCTCTCCTGCGGGCTTCTGAGGCGATTGACGGCATCTATGGTCCTCGCTTCCACGGCAAGAAGGTAAGTCGCTCTCAGGTGCGGGCATGGCCGCGCACAGGCGCTGTCGATCTCTGCTCGAATGAGCCGATACCCGATGACGAAACGCCGGTTGAAGTCGAGAACGCAACATATGCTCTGGCATTGACGGAACTGACGGCGCCGGGATCATCAACCCCCACACTGACGCTCGGCAAATCCGTCAAGCGGCAGAAGGTCGGCAGCATCGAACGCGAGTTCTTCAGCCCGCAAGAAGGCGTGCCGATCACCATCGAAAGCCTGCGGCCTGTTCTCACGGCGGTAGAGGACGCTCTGCGCTGCATCATCAACCCGGACCCAAGCAAGGGCGGTACGTTCAAGCTGGAGCGCTTCTGATGGCTAGCTTCTACGAGGAAATGCGAGAAGTCTCGGAAGAGATGATTTCCGAGTTTGGAATGCCTGGCGCAATCCGCCGCACGGTTAAGACTGGCCCTGACTACGACCCAGAGATAACCGAGACGGATTATGCGTGTACGCTGGTCATACTTGAGATCGATATATCGAAGATCGACGGCACCCTTATCCAACAGGGAGACCGCATGGTGTATGTCTCCACCAAGGGCTTGACTATCGAAGTCACCGTCAGTGACAAGCTGGTAATCGACGGGAAAGAGCATGTGATAAAGCAGTGCCGGCCGTTGTCACCGGCTGGATTGACCGTCTACTATGAATTGATCATCGCGAGTTAGAGGGCCGAATGGCGTTTCCATCAGAAGTTCAGGCCATCCTCGATGCGTTGGAGCCTGAGGTCCGCAAGGCGTTTCTTGACGCCATCGGCCGGATCACCTCCCAAGCGCAATTGCAGACGGTGGTTGGCCATATCCAGAACGGCAACATAGAGGCGGCTATCGCGGCGCTGCGCGTCGATCCGGTATTCTTCCAGCCGTTGGACCGGGCGCTCTCTGACGCCTATTACAGAGGAGGAGTGGCGGCGCTGGCTGCACTTCCGAAGATACCAGACCCTTTTCGGGCGGTTCAGCGGTTTTTGGCTTCAATGGAAGACATGACCGCGCCGACCTGTGGGCAAGATCACACGTCGCAAACCTCATCGCCTCTATTACCGAAGGAGTGAGGCAAGCAGTCCGCGAGACAATCGTGGAAGGCATATCGCAGAACCGGACACCGCAGGCCATCGCGCTCGATCTGGTGGGGCGGAAAAGCAAGGTCACGGGCCTCCGCGAGAATGGCTTGATTGGCCTTACGCCTGCCCAGGCACAAACAACGCTAAAAATACGCAATGCGCTTCTCACAGGAGACCGTGAGGGGCTTTCTGACTATCTTGGCATGAAGCTGCGCGACAAGCGCTATACGGCTGTTGTCGAGGCTGTGCGGCGGAATGGATGGGACGCTGCACTTGAGGCTTACAACAAGCGCCGGACAGTCAAGGTCACGAAGGCTGAATTGATCGCCACGCTGATGGCCGATCACAAGTCCCGCGCCTTGCGCTTCCGTGCTGACCTGATTGCGGAGAACGAGACGCTTACGGCGCTTCGTGCCGGACGGCATGAGGGATACCTGCAGCTTCTCGAAAGCGGCACGGTATCGGAAGACCAGATCGAACGGTCATGGGATGCGACCGGCGATAAACGGACGCGTCCGGATCACATGGCGATGGAAGGACAGAAGGTAACGGGCCTGTCGGCGCCATTCGTGGCCCCTGACGGTTCTCGGCTTATGTTCCCCGGCGACACCTCGCTTGGTGCCTCTGCCAAACAGACCATCAGATGCCGCTGCTTCGAGCGGATCAGGATAAGGTACATCAGGTAATGGTGAAGCAAACCCTCTCTGCATCGGTCCGGCAGTTCGCCAACATGACCAAGATGCAGATGCGGGACGTGTTTGCCGAGTCCGTGCAGGATGTTGTCGACGCGGCGCAGTTGCCAAGAGCGAAGGGCGGGCGCATCCCGGTTGATACAGGATACCTGCGCAGCAGTCTCGCCAGCGGGTTGAATGGCACCATTGGCGCGCCAGATGCCACGTCCTACGTCGTCACGCTCAGTCAGATGGAACTAGGCGATATCGCGCAGTTCGCGTGGACGGCTCCGTATGCCCGTAGGATCGAGCTTGGGTTCTCGGGAACCGATAGCCTAGGCAGAACCTACGAACAGGCTGGCTCGCACTTCCTGGGCTCAGCAGTCGCACAGTGGCCGCAGTTCGTGACGGCCAACGCAGCAAGGCTGAAAAGATGAACCAGACGAATATCGAGTTGACCCTTGCAACTGATTTTGTTTCAGCCGCGGGGGCTTGGAAGGTTGCTATTCCGAACGTCTCTTTCGATGGGACGAAGCCTTATCTCAGGTTCGAAATAGTGCGCGTTTCCAGTCGAGACGACACCCTCGAAGGACAAGCGACAATCAACAAAGGCAGGATCGTCGCGACCGTTGTCACCGAGCAGGGAAAGAAAAGCAAAGACGGAAACATGAAGGCCGATGAGATAGCGGCTCACTACCCTATGGGGCGGCGCATCCCGATCATCAACGGCGAGATCGTCATCATCGCGCCACCAAACATTCAAGAGGGCTTTCCTCAAGACGCGGATTGGCGAACGCCAGTCATCATCGACTACGAAGCTTCCTAACTCTGAAAGGATCAGGGCATGTCCACTTCTGACATCGGCCACACGCTTTACTTCAAGGCGGGCGCACCGGCGACTTTTGATGAAGCCGGCTATGAGGCGCTGTTCACCACGGGCGCCATCAAGGTAAACGGCATCCAGTCTATCGGTCCCGTTGGCGGCACCAATGCCATTATCGATGTGCCGGATCTGGAAAGCGGCTGGATCATGGGTGCAAAGGGCGCCAAGACCGGATCGGCAACCGCCATCTCCATGCGCGAGATCAAGGCCGATGCTGGGCAGGCGGCCGTTAAGGCAGCGGCCAAGGAAGGCCCGCATAACCTCTACTCGTTCAAGATCGTGGAGCCTGGCGCCAGCGGCGAAGTCGAATACATCACCGGCATTTGCCACGACTGGCAGCGTAACGAGCGCTCTACGACCAGTTATGCCGGCTTTACCTTCAGCATCCGTGCAAACTATGACAGTGTCGTAGCAGAGGCTCCCTGATGGATTTCAACCAGTTCGATAGCCGCAAGGCATCCGAGAAGCCGCGTGCGCTTCACCTGAAGCACCCCGGCACGGGCAAGCTGCTCTATGACGAGGACGACAAGGCGAAGCCCTGCCGGGTTCTCGTTCTCGGCATCGAGGGTGCTACAGGCCAGACGTCCATCCTCGAAAGCCAGCGCGCGCGCATGAAGGAAGATCGATCGGCCGGCGAGCCTGTCACGGTCGAATCCATCCACGCCAATCTCGTGAAGGACTTCGCGCCTCTGGTCGTCGGCTTCGAAAACATCAGCCGCGGCAATAAGGCAGCGAAGGCACCTGATGACGTCGAATGGTTTCTGAACCTGCAGGTGGTCAACGGGAACCGGGCTCAGAAGTCCTTTGTCGAGCAGGTAAGGGATTTCGCCACCGATCGCGCGGCAATCCTGGGAAACGAGAGCGCCAGCTAGTCTTGGCGGCCCAGCAACTCGGCTGGCTGGCGTCCACGATCACCAACGAGAAGATGAGCCGGGGGCAAAAGTACCTCGTCTCTGGCCTTACCCCGCCGATGCCTGAATTGGAGGCTGGGGAATATCTGCTTGATGCCCTGAAGGAACTCGGCCCGATCCGCTCGAACGGTATGGGCCTTGGTACGCCGGACTGGCAGGAGCTGGTGGCCTTCGCAGCAGCAAATGACCTCGCGCTTCAGCCTTGGGAGTTCCGTCTGATCCGAAAGATGGCTTCGGCTTACTTGTCTGGGTTCAATTCAGGCAAAGAGCCGTTGAGTATTCCGCCGATGGAGCGGGAATAGCGCGGGAAAAAATGAAAACCCGAGGGGTTACCTCGGGCTTTCATGGGAGGAATGGTCCGGCGGTAAGATTGCTGTGCCCTCCCAAGCTAGGCGGGTTGCCGGTCCTCATCCCTCAAAACCCCTTTCGGGGACAGGCTTAATATATAGATGTCAATGGCTAACTTCAAGGACTCGCAGAAATCATAGGCCCAGTGCAAACGCGAGACCTTCAGCGAGTTCTTTCAAATGCTTTTCGCTCAAGAACTCAGAGGGATGGCGTCTGTTATTCCTCAATATAAGGTCGAGACGCGAATGCGAAACAGTTGTCACCATTTTGCATCTCGCCCATGAATCTTTGGTGAGGCTCCAATATGTACCCTTAGGGATGAATATATCATCCACTCCGGGAGACGCGGGAGGGACAGTCGAAAAGGGGATCACCGTTGCGGTGCCCGGCGCGAGTGCATGGCGCTGGTTATTGGAAAGGACAGAGACTACCGCAACCTGACGCGTTTTGCGCATCTCAGGGGTAATGTAGGCCAATTCAAAGTCGCACATCAGGATGGCACCGCGCTTGGGTGCAAAGGTGATTGCCATGCGGGATTAGCCGTTTCCGATGAAGGTGCCGCCCTCGGGCGTAGTGGATGGGCTGAGACGGACGCCGGGGCCGCCTGTTGTCGTTTCGCCTTCGGCAAGGAAGATAATGCCTCGTTCCTCAAGAACGCGGATTATGGATGAGATGTTTTGATAGTTTCCACTAAGCGGGCCAGTTGAACCTTCATACCTCTTGAGGGTCTGAACAGGGACATCTGCGGCCTCGGCCAACGCCCGCTGTTCGATCTTTAGGAGTGCCCGAGCTGCCCTGAGTTGGTCTGCTGTTATGGTCATAAATGATACCTGCGTACTTTTTTCGGGTTTTAGGTATTGACTGTGAGGATTGATATTGCTACCTAGGTATCACAGCAGATACGAAGGAGCAACCGAAATGTACAGCAACACTTCTTCTCAGGTTAATACGCTCTTGGGTGAGGCGAACGCTGCCGCAACCGTCAACAAGAAGCGCGTCGAACGTCTGGCAAAACTCTTGGCTGACGCAATGAAAGACATTCACGGTGGCGATTGGCGTCTCGACATCAACCACGATGCCGAAGCCTTCTATGCCATGGTGGCACCGAAGCGCGGCTTTTCAGCAAAGCCAACACCGGAGGCTGCGTGATGGATCGTCGCACAGTTCTTAAGGGTGGCCTCGTTGTCGCCGCGTGTTCACCGGCACTTGCCATCGCCCCTGAAAACCCTCTGCCAGACGTGTCGGAGTTGCCGGTCGATAAGGTTCACCGCCTGGCAGAAGAACTCGCCCACGCGCTGGACGAATTGAATGCGGCAACGAACGTCAAGTTCTCGGCGCAGGTCGCGCCAGCATCCTCTGGGATGGGAATCTACTTCCGCAATGAGCGGTTAGGCTTCGCCTGAAATCTGAAATTCCCCGCTGCCATGGGGATGTAACGCGAACACAGAGCTTCATAGGCTCCGGTGTTCGTGAAAGCGAACCCCTGTGCGTTACCGGGCTTGGCAGGCCGGACGCCTATGGAGACTGAAATGGCCGTTACGAAAAAAGAGAACGTTGGTATTGAACTGCCGAAGCTGGATATCCGGCTGATGGAAGTGGCCGTGGTGGGTGACAGCCCGCTTATTGTCCACGCTTGGTCTGAGAAGGCCAAAAAGGAAATGCTCGACAAGCAGATGAAGAAGGCCAAGCCGGCCAAGGAGGCAAAAGACCCGAAGGCGGATTTTGAGGCTTCGATGTACCGGCTTGCCGATGGCGGTTATGGTTTCCCGAGCGTTGCATTCAAGAATGCCGCGGTCACGGCCGGAACCTCCGTCGCCGGTCTGACGAAAATCCAAGCCCGTCAGGCGTTCCACATCTTGGGTGAAGACGCCGACATTCAGGGAGCGTTCGAAGGCTCCAAGTCTCGCGTCAATCTCGTTCGTATCGAGGGCGGCAAGCCATCCATGCGCGAAGACATGGTTCGGGTTGGCATGGGAACGGCAGACCTCCGGTATCGGCCCGAGTTCTCGGAATGGCACGCAAAGCTGCTTGTCCGCTACAACGCCAATGTCCTGAGCGAAAGCCAGATATTGAACCTGCTCAACGTCGCGGGCTTTGCGGTCGGTGTCGGGGAGTGGCGGCCGGAGAAGGATGGCCAGTACGGCATGTTCCACGTCGCCACCGAAGCCGACATGTCGAAGCTGGAGGCTGCATAATGCGCATCGCTGGCTTTGAATTTGCAGAGGGTGCCCGGTTCCAGCCGGGTGCCGAGAAGAACGCCAAGCTTGTTGGCGAACACATCGAAATGTTGCGGGCGAAGTTCAAAGGCGAACTGACTCCGCAGGATGTTCTTGACGACGCGCGCAACAACAACTCGCCGCTCCACTCCTTCTTTGAGTGGAACGACGGGGAGGCGGCGGAAGCCTATCGCCTCCAGCAGGCGAGGGGACTCATTCGCGCCGTGGTGGCCGTGTATGTCTCTGATGACCGCCCAGCGGTTCGTCAGAAGGCTTACGTCCACATCGCGGAAAAGGGCGCTCCCCACTACAGGGAAACCAGCCACGCGATGTCGCAGACCAAAACGCGAGAACTTGTTCTCAAGCGAGCATGGTCGGAGTTGCAGGCGTGGAAGACGCGGTACAAGGATCTGAAGGAGTTCGCGTCCTTCATCGATATCATCGACACGATCGACAAAGACTTCCCGAAGTCGCTGGAGAAGGTCGGCAAGCACTAAGGCGGAACCGGATGCCCGTTCGGTTGGCAAGGATCATGGTAGGGCAGGCTAGGCGCGGCGAGGTGCGTTGTGGTGCGGTAAGGCTCGGTTTGGCAGGCTAGGTACGGCTAGGTAAGTCGGGGTCTGGTGTGGCTAGGCTGGCAAGGCGAGGTTAGGCCGGGAGAGGTTAGGCTCGGCTTGGCGGGATTGGGCAGGCTAGGCATGGCGCGGCACGGCGGGGTACGCCGAGGCGCGGCACGGCATGGTCTGGCAACGCAGGTCAACAAAAGAGGCGGCTCCGGCCGCCTCAACTGTTTTAGGAGATGGATATGAACGCCGAGACACGAAAAGATGTCCCGATTTTTGACCCGAAGAAGGAAAGCTACGAATCCTTCGTGGCTAGGGTCGTCAAACCTTCGAAATAGCTTCAGCCAGCTTTTTCATTTCTCCCTTCGGTAAAGACATCACTAGAAGTGCTTTACCGAACCCCAAGCGTAAACGTGGGTCTCCTGTTTCTTGGTCGATCTCGATAGTTATGGCGTCAGGGTAGATCACGGCTCCTCCGAGCGGGGTGAAATCACCTGTTTGCTTTGAGTGATTCTGCATCTTCGCAAGAAGATTGGAAATAAACGCGCTCGCTACTTCCGACCTTATCGCCTCGCGCTCTGATCCAACTTGAAACTCAACGCTGCCATCCGGCAGAACTTTGGTATCCATGCATTACTCCTTTGGCTTGGCAAGCGAAAAGGAGCACGGATGCAATCGGGAGTCGAGTCTTTAGATGTACCCGAGGGCCCTGCAATTACGGAGAACCGCTGGGGCCATGTCATTGTCTTTGAGGTCTGTTTTGATTCGGGAATCTAGGCCAGAGCAGAAACGCCGCACCGCTGCGTCGTCATCCTTCTCTGCGCCAGCTAGTCGGAAGAGTTCGTTTCGTGCGGAATTGATGTTCTCTGCGCGGGCGTTCGCTGCGGTCCTGTACTGATACTGCCCCCAAAGATAATACCCGCCGGCCGCAATCACGACCACGCATGCGGCTGCAATCAAGCCCTTTAGCCAACCGTCCATATTGATTCCTCGCTGTCCATGGCGCGGGACGATATCTCTTCGTCATAGGAGCCGTAAAGAGTGGCCGACTTCGCAACCCTAGTTTTGAACGCGGATAGCCGTGGCCTTGTCACTGGAGAGCAGGCTCTTGACCGTCTCGCTGCGACTGCGGAACGAACGGAAGACAGGACCGGCAAGGCGCTGGAAGGCGTAGGGAAAGCCTCGAAGGAAGTTGCAAAGCAAAGCACCTACGCAAGCCAAGCGTTGCGAATGCAGACAATGCAGTTATCTCAAATCGCACAGCAAGCTAGTGCGACTGGAAACATTATGCAGGCTGTCGCGATCCAAATTCCCGACCTTGCTCTAGCATTCGGCCCTATTGGGATTGCCGCTGGTGCCGCCGCTGGTGCGGTTCTCTCTTACTTTTCGACTATTACGGATAATTCGGATGACTCCGCCGTTCTTTTGAAAGAGCAGGAAGCGCTTATCCGCAGTGTTGCTGAACGTTGGGGAGAGGCATTCCCGCCGCTTCAACAGTATGTAGACACGCTTGAGAAAGCGAATGACCTAGCCGGGCTTAGGGCCGGGGCGACTGCGACGATAGGCGATGAATTCGATAAGATCAGCGAGAAGGTCGAAAGCTTCAATGGTGAATACGGACGGACGCTAGACCTCCTCGATTCTACTGACGGAACGAACGAGAGCGTAATGGCGCTCACAACTGCGTTCCAAGACCTAGAAGAGAAGATCAAGACTAACAGCGCTACGATTGAGGATTTTCAGCGTGTCCAGAACGCCGCGTCAAAGGTTGCCGCAAACGAAGGGTTTGAGGATATCAAAACCTTCGCATCAGCTTTTTCATGGCTCACTTTTCAGGTGCAGGGGTCTCTGGACAAGATAGCGGAACTAAGGCCAGCACTCACAGGCCTTGGCCTTCAATTGCAGCCGCATACGTGGCGCAGTGCTGGTATGAGCGGCCAAAGCGCCGATGGCGGAATCCAAGGCAACGGCTTCATACTGCCTGAGGATGGACCGTTGCCCGGGTCTAGGCCGTCAATCGAACTCTCTGGCCTGCCGGGCGCGAATAAGCGCGACCGTGCGGCAGCCAGCGCCGCCAAGAAATACGAGCGCGAACGCCAATCTGTCGCAGACCTCATCAAAGAGCTTGAAGAAGAACTTAGCCTCGTAGGCCAGACCGAAACGGCGAAGCGCTCTGCCGCAGCGATCCGGCAAGCTGGCGCAACTGCGACCGATCAGGAAAAGGAAGCCATTGCCAGCCTCATCGCGCAGATCGACGCCGAGCAAGAGGCCCGTGATCGACAGATCGACACGATGGACCAGTATAAGGATTCCGTCGGAAGCGTTCTCGATGACGTCCGGTCCGCAATGGACGACGGAAAAATCACTTGGGACGAATGGGCCGATATCGCTCTGAACGCACTGGATAAGGTCATAAATCGTATCCAAGACGATTTGCTCAATGCTTTGTTTTCCGTCGAAAATATGGGTTCTGGTGGAGGCGGTGGAGGGTTCCTAAGCTCTTTGTTCGGCGGATTGTTCGGTGGTAGCACTGGCGGATTTGCGAAGCTCCCATCGGTCGGTCCTGTTCCTATCGCTCGACCCAGCTTCGATGGCGGCGGTTATACGGGCTCAGGCGCGCGGGCAGGTGGCTTGGATGGCAAGGGCGGCTTCTGGGCGATGATGCACCCAGACGAAACGGTGATCGACCACACCAAAGGCCAGTCAGCATCGTCTCAAGCCGGCGGGGAGTCGAGAGTTGTCATCGAACTGTCGCCAGACCTTGAAGGCCGCGTAATGCGGAACACCGCTAACCAGACCGTCCAAATCATGAAGCAAGACAAGAGAAACAGTTCTGACCGCTACCAGAACGGAGGAAGTCAGAATGCCTGATCCGATAGCACTTCCCGCGATCCCGTGGAACCAAGTTGATTTTGTCCCCGTCAGCCCTGTTTCCGCCAACCGCATGGAAGGCCGGCGCACGGAAGTTCAGGCTTTCGGAACGCCGTACTGGACTGCCAAATATTCCACCGGAACTCTGCTCCCTGTCCAGTCCGGTCTATTTGATGCGTTCATGATGAAGGCAGATGCCCGAGGCACAACGTTTCTTGGTTATGACGTTTGGCGGCCCCGTCCTATCGCGATGGACACTGGAGCGCCGCTCTCTGGCACGAAGGCGGCGGGCGGCGCTTTCAACGGTGACGTGTTCTTTCAGGCCGTGAGCGCAAACACGCTGTATCTCGGCGGCCTGCCTGCCGGCTTCACTTTCACCCCCGGCGATTATGTCGAGGTGAGATCCAGCGTTTTGAAACGATCCCTTCACCGGATAACCGAGCCCGCAGTATCGGACGCTAATGGCTTTGCGACCGTTCAGATCATGTACCCGCTCGATACCCAGAACTTCAACGCCACATGCACGGGGCATCTCGAAAAGCCAGCGTGTGTCATGTTGATCGATCCCGGCAGTGCCCAAGCTACAAAATCTCTTGGTAGTAGGGAGACGTCGTTCAGCGCGACCGAGGTATTCTTCTCATGAGCCTTGCTTACCCCATGGACCTGATCCGATTTGAATTTGGAGAGGCAGTCACAACCCGAAGTGTTGTATTCAATTCGCCAGACTCTTCCCCGGCGAGAGAAGGGTCTGGAAAGCTTTCTCCAGATGACTGGATTGTTCGTCTGCCGCCTGCCGAGTGGGAAACTCATGTGGGATTAGAAAATCAAGACGCATGCTCAGCGAATAAAGAACGAGGCGGACGATAAACCTGTCTCCCATCTGCGTTGTGACGACGTCAATTCTGTCTGCGTAGAGACCGCTTTGGACCTCTGGGTGCGTCATCATTGCGGACGCAAGGTAAGACAAGAGCTTGGCGGGGCTTTCTACCGGTATCTCAACCGTTGACTTCTTGCCTAACGAGTTTTGCCCCTTGAGTGAAAGCGACCCCGAAGACGGGTCGTAATTCAGATGATCGATTGATTTGAGTTTCATGGTCTAGCCCCCTGTTGAGGCGCTAGCGAACCATATCGAAGAGGATTCAGCAATGCAGCACGCTCGGTACGAAATTGGATGCCACTTTGACGACAAGGGCAACCCTTTGGTCGTTGTCGATGGAAAGATTTTCGGCACGGTGGATGAAGTGAAAAAGCTCATCCACATGTTCGAAGTTGACGCTGTCCCCAAGGCTTCGATGTCCTTCGTGAACCGTGATGAGGTGGCGCAAATGATACGTGCGCACTGCAAGTCCCAGATCAACGTCGCTATTAATGGCGGCCAGGCATGAGCATTGATCCAGTCGTCGCAGCGCAGATCGAGAAGGGCCGCATCGCTCGCCTCGACCTGATCCGCTTCGATCTCCCCGGCAAGACGGTGGGTTATCATCGCGGTGGCCGCCCTTACGTTTACAATGGGCTTACCTATCTGCCGAACCGGTTTCTGGATATCGGCAGCATGACTTCTGCGGTGGGAACGGCGGTCACGACGCGCACCATTACGTTCTCGGATATTCCGGTTACCGATCCCGACGATGCAGTCGCGAAGATCGAGGAGTTTGACTACCAGAACTCCCCGGTCATTATCGCCCACCTTTGCGGCGTGCCGAACACGAATGAGGTTTTGGGCATCCTCGCATCTTCCATCTATGAGATCGACCAGGTGCGTTACAACAAGGGCGCTGTATCGGGCTCTGAGCGCACGCTGACGATGGAGATCGACCTACAGCCGCCGGGACGCTCGGCGCGCGGCTCTACCGGCGTCAAGCGCTCGATCGCTGAACAGCAGTTCGACAATAGCCCTACAGACACTGGCCTCGAGTATGTGGCCACCAACGCCAGCATTCCTGAGGAATGGGGCCAGAGGCAAGGCTGACCACATGAACCGTTTCCGAATTGTTGAGGCTACGCTAACTGCGGAGCTGGCGAAGCCGTATGCCTATGGCACAGCCGATTGCTTCTTCATGGGCTGCGCGATGATTGACGCACTCACAGGGGCAGAGACGGCCAAGAAGTACCTCGGCAGCTACAAGACCCTCGCAGGCGCCCAGAGAGCGCTCAGGAAGCGCAAGCACAAGTCTCTGGTGACATTCTTCGAGAAAGAGCTGGATCAGCCCTCTAAGGGCGCTGCGGAAGCGCGGCTAGGTGATCTCGTCATTCTCCGCCTCGCTGATGGTGCCGAGCATGTGGGCGTCTGTCTCGGAACGCGCTTCGTCACGAAAACACCTGACGGCCGGCAGGATTACGGCCTCGGGGAAGTTATCGCCGCCTTTCACATCGGATAATCATCAATGATCTTTACCGCTATCGGGACGGCGATTGCCGGAGCGCTATTTGCTGGCTCTACGCTTGCCGCCACACTGATCGGCGGCGCGCTGGCGTTCGGCACCAGCCTAGCTTTCAGCTATCTCAAGCGCCCGAAGAAACGCACCTACACCGCAGTTCAGGGCGAAACTCAGTACGGCGGCGATATCGACGTGCAGACGTTATATGGCCACGGCAAGACGAAAGGCCAGCGCACCTATTATGCGAAGTGGGGGCAGGGGAACAAATACAACGCTGAGGTTTTCGTGCTGGCTAACGGCTGGTGCGATGGTCTGTTCGATTACTGCTTCGTCTACGGCGAACGGCGCGCGCTAATCCAGGTTGGCAATGTCGGGGGCGAAGCTGCGCATTATCGCGTTGATGGATTCAGCGACAAGATTTCGATCCGCTTCTACGACGGCCGCCCGGGTCAGTCGGTTGACGGCAAATTGGTCGGCGACACCGCCGCTCTTGGTAACACATGGAAGAGCACGAGCGTCAATGCTGGCCAGTGCTATGTGATTGTCGAGCGCCTTTATGACAGTGCGCTGTTCGAGAAGGGCAAGCCCGAGTTCGAGTTCGTCATGCGTGGTCTCCGCGAGTATGACCCCCGTAAGGATTCGACGGTCGCCGGCGGCTCGGGCCCGCAGCGCATTAACGATCCTGCAACGTGGGTATTCACGCGCAACCCCGCTGTGCACCGGCTGAATTATCAGCTTGGCCTCAGGGCGCTGAACTCCGGTCGCACGCTGATTGGCGAAGGCAAGTCGCTCGGGCAACTCGACCTGGCAACCTACTTCGTCGCGATGAACGTTTGCGACACCATCAAAGCCGGGAAGCCGACGTATGAATGCGGCCTTTGGGTAACCGGTGCTGACGATCATACGGAAATCCTCAAGGAGTTTGAGGATGCTATGGCGGGCTATGGCCTGAACCGTCGTGGCCTGTCTGGCGTCATCGCTGGTGCGCCTCAGATTCCAGTTCTTGGAATCACAAAGGATGATCTCGATACCGGCCGGTCGAGCGAGTACCAGTTCAGGAAATCGGCTTTCGAGCGGTATAACCACATCTCCGGTCAATTCCTGTCGATTGATGACAACTGGAACCCACAGAGCCTCAAGCCGGTCTATTCGAATGCCGACGTGGCCGCCGATGGCCGCAACCGGCAGACGAGCAATGATTTCCTTCAGGTTACCGACCCGGATATCGCGCAATACCTTTTGACGATCCGGTATCGTCAGAATCGTATGGGCGGCACAGCTACCCTGCCTGTCAGCCTCCGGGTGGGTCTGAAGGTGCAGGAAGGCGAGTGGATCGCCTGGAACGGCCGCACGTGGATGATCTCCGAGTGGCTATGCGACGAAAGCTTCAACATTACGCTGAAGCTTTCGGAGACCAGCGCTGATATCTACGACGATGGCGGTATTGATCCTGGGCCGGTGGTTATTCCGCCGACACCTCCGGTCAATCCATCCGTCCTGACGACCGTGCAGGACTTCGCGGTTGAAACCGGAATGATCGAGGGCGCGGAAGGGTTTCAGACGCCAGTTCTCCGGTTCTCGTGGGATTTCCCAGATGATCCCACCATCATCGAAGTCATCTTCGAATATAGGATCAGCGGTCAGACAACGATCTATACCGATGTCTACACATGCAAAGATCCGGAAGTCGTAAACGAGTTTGGACGGGTTGAGTACCAGACCTCCAAGGATGTGATATCGGGTGTTTTCTACAATGCCCGCGCAACTATTCGGACCAGACCTGACCGGTTCAAGACCTACACGCCGTGGGTCACATCGGCCAACGTAACCGGCAATCAGACGGTGTTCGCAGAGGTCGACCTGTCGAATATTGAAGATGCCCTTGGTTGGCTTCGTAATAGCACCAGAACCGCACAGGATGCCATCGACGGCCTCATCGCCGCGCAGATGGAACTGGCAACGGTCGCGTATAAAGACACGCGGAAGCTTGCCAGAGAGCTGTCTGTCGAGCTTGGCGCGGCACGCGCTGAATATCGTGAGGATATCCAGCTTGCCGTAAACGAAACCATGGCCGTGGCCGGTAAGGTGGAGACACTGACGGCGGCGCTGGGTGGGAATAGTGCTTCTGTAAATATCGCTTGGGCAGCTCTCGC